AATGGCGGCGGCTCTTCCTCTGAAAAGTTGGAAGACATGTCCAAAGGCGCTTATGACAAAGCGCCAAAGTACAGCCGTGACGTTGAGGATGCGCTGAACCCGTTGGGCATGGTGAAAGAACTTGCTAGTAAAGCAAAAAACTTTTTCATTCCCAAAAAGACTGCTGACAGCGTGACTAAGACAAAAGAGTCAGTCACCGTCACTCCCGCTAAAAAGCGTGGTGGTATGGTGAATTGCTGAGTCTAAGTGGGGGCTACGGCCCCTGCTTTTAATTGGAGAAATTTATGGCTATTACGGCTACATCCCAAACATTGTTTGATGGCGAACGAATTGCCATTATGAAGTTTTATGCATCAATGAGTACGACTGAAAATGAGTCTGCGGTTGCAAAAGTGACTCCTTCGGCTCTTGCTGCTTCAGCGGCTGGTGGTGCCTGTGATGCTGTGACTATTTTGAAATGCACGGCCATGACGCACGGGCTAGAGGTGCAGATGAACTGGAAAGCGACTGCGCCAGTAGTTATTGAAATAATCCCGCCCAATACGAATTACACCCAAGATTACTCAAGTTTTGGTGGGTTGTGGAACAACGCCGGGGCTGGCAAAGACGGTGTGATTACCTTCACAACTCTTGATGGTTCTGCTGGAGATGCATACACCGTGATTCTTGAAATGCAAAAGCATTACGTCAATCCTCTGGGTTAATCATGCCAAGCAAGTCACCCTCACAACATCGTTTGATGACGGCGGTCGCACACAACCCGGCGTTCGCCAAGAAGGTGGGCATCCCTCAAAAGGTTGGCAAAGAGTTTGCCCGCGCTGATAAACGAATGGCTGATGGTGGTGGCGTAAACGCTGCTGGCAATTACACTAAGCCAGAGCTTAGAAAGCGTATTGTGTCAGCAGTCAAGTCTGAAGCCACGCAAGGCACGGGCGCAGGACAATGGAGCGCCAGAAAAGCGCAGCTTGTGGCCAAGCGGTATAAGGCCGCAGGTGGCGGTTATCGTGATTAAAGCGCCACAGAAATCCCTAAGCGATTGGGGCAAACAAGACTGGGGAACCAAAAGTGGTAAAAAATCTTCTGAGACTGGTGAGCGATACCTTCCAAAAGCTGCAATTAAAAGCCTCAGCCCTGCTGAGTACGCTGCGACGACCAAAGCCAAGCGAGCAGGAAAAGCCGCAGGCAAACAGTTCGTAGCGCAGCCAAAAAAGATTGTGCAGAAAACAGCTAAGTACAGGTTCTGACCATGTCAAAAAACAACTTATCCGTAGCCAAATCTTTGAAGAAGGCTGGGTTTTACGAGCCGTCCAAAAGCAAGCCTGAGAGGGTCAAGATCATCAACGATGTGACGACCAAACCTCAACGGCTGAACATGGTTGAAAAGCTGTTTTCAGATAAAAAATTGAAGGCTGGCGGCCCGTCTCTTGCGGTCGGCCGTGGCGAGAAGCTGCCAGTCAGCAAGGGCGCTGGGTTGACCGCTAAAGGTAGGGCAAAATACAATGCGGCAACCGGCAGCAACTTGAAGGCACCACAGCCCCAAGGTGGCGCACGCAAAGATTCATTTTGCGCACGCATGTCGGGCATGCCGGGGCCGATGAAAGATGAAAAAGGCAAGCCAACACGCAAAGCGGCAGCCTTAAACAGATGGAAGTGCTGATATGGCGTACTCAGGATCTGTAGGTACAACCGTCATAACGGTCCAAACGCTGATTGATCACGGCGCACGTCGCTGCGGCAAGCTGGCCGAAGAGCTGACATCCGAGCAGGTCTTAAGCTCCCGCGAGTCGTTGTTTTTCCTATTGTCCAATCTGATCAACATTGGCATCCAGTATTGGGCCATCAGCAAAAAGGTCTACGGCTTCTCGCCTGACCGCGCAACCTACCTGCTTCCTTTGGGGGGTAATGACGTTCTCAATGCCCTGTACCGCTGGATGAACCGTCCTGACGGCAGCTACACAACTTCGGCCGGCGGAACAGTTGGCAACGTCTATGACGGTGACGTGGACACGGTCTGCACCCAGACCTCGGCTAACGGCAACATCGCTGTCAACTTTGGCCCGTCCAACCCAATTTTTATTGGCTCCATTGGGTTCCTGCCGGCCTCCAGCGGCACAAAATCATTCATCCTTGAATACTCGCTTGACAACGTGACTTGGGCAACCTTGGTTGATCTTGGGTCCATTACCGTGGTTGACAACGAGTGGATCTGGACCGACATTGTCAATGGCCAGACCGTGCCGTACTACCGCATCCGGGCCTACAGCGGGACCATTTTGAGCCTGCGTGAGTTGTATTTTGGCAACAACAGCACCGAGATCACCATGTCGCGTTTGAACCGAGACGACTACACCAACCTGCCCAACAAGAACTTTACAGCTAACCAGCCGTTTCAGTTTTGGTTCAACCGAACCATTCCGCAGAGCGAGATCGTGCTTTGGCCAACGCCCCAGAACGCCTTCTACCAGATGGTTGTTTGGTACTCGCGCCAGATAATGGACGTGGGCGACCTGTACGGCGAGCTAGAGGTCCCACAGCGCTGGTACGAGGCCGTGGTGATGATGCTGGCTCACCGGATGAGCCTTGAGCTTCCCGGCGTGGACATGGGCCGCATTCAGTACCTAGAGGGTCAGGCGGCAAAGTACCTTGCCATGGCCGAGGAAGAGGAGCGGGATCGGTCGCCGATTTACTTTGCTCCGAATATTTCCCCGTATACAAGGTGACCTGTGGCCATCTTTCTTGACACCCTCGGATACTCTGACATTGCAATTGCAATATGCGATCGCTGCAAGATGAAGCGCCCGCATGCTGTGATGCGCAACGACCCCAACTTACCGGGTCTCAGAGTGTGCAACGAAGGCTGTGCAGATGAGCTTGACCCCTACCGCCTGCCGGCTCGCAAAACCGAAAGAATAACAATTCGGTTTCCACGCCCTGATCTACCAATTGGTGCCGGCGACAACTATTTGATCACGGGCGGAGAAACTAGCGTGTATCAGATCTCGACTGAGGGTAATACCCAGACTCCAACATCTACCGGGAACAGGGACACTATTGCACCAAACCCGCCAGACAACACGAGCACATAATGTCCGCACAAGTAACCATCCTCCAATTGCCATCGGCCGGTGCCATTACGGGTACGGAAGCGGTTCCTATTGTCCAAAATGGGGTGACAGTCCAGACGACGACTGCGGCACTTGCTGGCTCACCCGTTCAGACATACACCTATTTGACGGTCAACCAAACACCTCAGTTGGCAAACAGTCGATATGTAGGGGCAACCAATGGCTTGACGGTGACTGACGGCGGGGCGCAAGGGGTCTTCAATATAACGACCACAGGCGCTTTGTTGTCCTTAGTGAACTCCAGCACTGGGTTCCAAGTAAAAACGTCTTCTACGGCCATTACAAACCGTTCTATAGCCGTTAGCGGCAATGGGCTGTCAATTTCCAACGGTTCTGGCGTATCTGGTGACCCGACCGTTGCTTTAAGCGGTCAAGTTTTGAATTTTGCCAACGCTAGTTTTAACGGCCTTGTTGCTCTTTCAACTGGTGGCGCTATCACCTCCGCAACCATCACAGGCACCGCCAACCAAATTGGCGTTGCAAACGGCACTGGGGTAAGCGGCAACCCAACGGTTTCTTTGGCCACTGACCCCGTAATTCCCGGCACCGGGGGTGTTGTTGTGCCAGCCGGAACAACGGGTCAACGTGGGACATCTACGCTAGGGAACTTCCGCTACAACTCTTCGACGGGCTTGTTTGAGGGCTACAACGGCGCTTGGACTGCATTTGCCTCCGGTTCCGGAGTCACTTCTATTGCCACAGGAACTGGCCTCACGGGTGGCCCAATCACCTCTACAGGAACTATTTCTCTTGCGGATACGGCTGTTACGCCGGGTGCTTATACAAACGCAAACATCACAGTTGACCAGCAAGGTCGGATTACTCTGGCTTCAAGTGGTGCGGCTGGGGGTGTCACAACATTCAGCGCAGGCACAACCGGGCTTACGCCAAGCACTGGGACAGCAGGCGCAATCACCCTAGCTGGTACTTTGAACGTTGCCAATGGTGGTACGGGAGTCACGACATCTACAGGAACGACAAATGTTGTGCTTTCTAATAGCCCCACCCTAGTCACACCGGTACTAGGCACGCCGACAAGCGTGACGCTGACCAACGCGACTGGTCTACCCTTAACCACAGGTGTCACAGGAAACCTTCCGGTCACCAATTTGAACGGCGGGACTGGTGCAACTTCTTCCACGTTTTGGCGTGGTGATGGCTCTTGGTCGGCAGCAGGTACGGGTACGGTAACCAGCGTTGCCCAGTCATTCACGGGCGGCTTGATTTCGGTCGCTGGCTCACCAATTACGACCAGCGGAACCTTGGCGTTGACGGTTGCCGGGACAAGCGGTGGTGTACCCTACTTCACAAGCACAAGCACTTGGGCCACATCTGCGCTATTGGCGTCCAACGCTTTAATGGTCGGTGGAGGCGCTGGAGTTGCTCCAAGCACCGTGACTACTGGCACTGGCGTTGTGACGGCTCTAGGGGTCAATACAGGCACGGCAGGGGCATTCGTAGTCAATGGTGGCGCACTGGGTACACCATCAAGCGGTACTTTGACAAACACAACAGGTTTGCCAATCAGTACGGGTGTATCAGGTTTAGGCACAGGCATAGCAACGGCCCTTGCGATTGCTGTCGGTTCTGCTGGTGCGCCCGTGGTTTTTAACGGCGCTCTGGGTACGCCAAGCAGCGGCACGCTGACAAACGCAACAGGACTGCCCCTGACAACCGGGGTGACGGGTATCCTTCCAATAGCAAACGGCGGAACTGGCACAATTTACGGTGTTGCTGGTGGAACTTTCTAAGGAAAATTTATGGCTCAGACAAACTACACACCCATATCGCTTTACTACAGCCCAACTGCGGCGGCAGCGCCGTCTGCTGGCAATCTTGTTGCTGGCGAGTTGGCGCTCAATACCCTTGACGAAAAACTGTACTTCAAGAATAGCGCAGGCACGGTCAAGTTGTTGGCATCCAACGCCTCATCTTCTGGAACTGTTTCAAGCGTAGCCGCTTCTGTTCCTGCTTTCTTGTCAGTTGCAGGTTCGCCTATCACCACAAGCGGTACGCTTGCCATTACCTACTCTGGCACGGCACTTCCCGTCGCAAACGGCGGCACAGGGCTGACCACAACCCCTGCAAACGGCGCTTTAAATATTGGTAACGGCACAGGCTTTACCCGTACCACATTGACCGCTGGAACAGGCATATCTATTACCAACGGTGCTGGTTCTATTTCGATTGCTTCAACAGCATCAGTATCTGCCGCCACTCCGACTGCGCTGGGTACTGTTTATGCGAATACTAGCGGTAGTTCTCCTTATATTGCATTTTTAGGTTATCAGGCAGGTAATTCCAATACAGGACAATACAATTCATTTGTTGGTGTTCAAGCAGGCTATTCAAATACTAGTGGCGGTAATAATTCCTATATAGGTGCTAATGCCGGAAATAATTCTACAACTGCAATTAGAAATACTGCAATTGGCTCGCAATCTTTTTATGGCAATACTACCGGCAGTGGTAATACCACTTTGGGCTATAGTGCTGGTCTTAACGTCACAACTGGAGATAATAATATCTTGGTTGGGAATCAAGCGGGTAATAGTGCTATTATTACCGGATCAAATAATATTTGTATTGGATATGGTTCTAGTTTATCTTCGGGTTCTGTTAGCAACGAATTCACGCACGGCAACTCATCCATTACCAGCAACAGGTTCTGGGGTGATATGCAGATGGGCGGCTCGTCCGCTGGTACATCTGGTCAGGTGCTGACATCGGCTGGTGCTGGGGTTGCACCTACATGGGCAGCGGTGTCCGCATCTGCCGCTACCCCGACTACTTTGGGTACTGTGTATGGAAAAACATCTAATGGGCTTAGTATCGTAGCATTAGGACAAAATGCTGGAGCAAACGCTACTAACTATAATGGAGCCACAGCCATTGGAGAAAATGCGTATACGAATGGCACTGGCGCAAGAAATACCGCTGTTGGTTACACTGCATTAAATGGCGCGGGTAGTTATGCCCAATGTACCGCACTTGGAGAAACGTGTTTACAAGTAAATACGGGGTCAGTTAATACTGGTCTTGGGGCACAAGTTCTTGGTTACAACAGTACAGCAACTAACAACTCTGCTGGCGGCGCTAGAGCAATGTTTTTTAATACAACGGGTTCGTATAATACCGCATTTGGAGATAATTCTTTATTTACAAATACTGTGGGCGGTAGCATTACTGCAATTGGTTCGTATGCTCTATACAACAGTACAGGAAATAACAATACCGCACTAGGCTCTAGTACTGCGTCTACTTTAACAACAGGAACTAACAATTCTATTATCGGATGTAACGCAGACGTATCATCTGCCTCCGTAAATAATGAAATTACTCTTGGAAATTCAAGTATTGCTACTTTGCGTTGCCAAGTTACATCCATCACATCCTTGTCGGATGCGCGGGATAAAACAAACGTACTCCCTATTGCCGCAGGTTTAGATTTTACCAATCGGCTTAATCCCGTGTCGTTTGATTGGAATATGCGGGACGGAGCTAAAGTTGGCGTACCAGACACAGGTTTTATTGCTCAAGATTTAAAGCAAGTGCAAGAGCAAACGGGCATTGAAATACCCGGACTTGTGTACGAATCAAACCCAGAAAAACTTGAGGCTAGTTACGGCAAATTACTACCCGTAATGGTCAAAGCCATTCAAGAACTGTCTGCAAAGATTGATGCTTTGCAGGCTGAAATTACTCAACTTAAAGGAGCCTAACCCATGATTGAACAAACCCCAGAGCAAATCGCTCAACACTACAAAGCCGCGATGGACAGCGTGAACCTCATCAACGGCGGCAAGCCAGCGTACATGAACGACGCCGAATGGACAGATTGCTTGAGCCGCAACAAAGAGCATCTGAACATCATGCTTGCCAAAGACTTCTGGACAACTGAAGACTTAACCCCACTACGGAACGCCGCTGTATAAGGAACACCATGAATTTGCAACTCCCAATTGAAACCGTCAACCAAATTCTTGGTTACCTTGGAACCCGCCCATACCAAGAAGTTTTTCCGCTGATTCAAGCGATTCAAGAAGCCGCGAAGCCTAAAGAAGAGCCGAAAGACGAGTGAAATGTCAGACGTTAACGAACTTGCCAATGACACCGACAAGCGACTGAGCGTCCACGAGGCGGTTTGCGTACAAAGGCACGAAAGCATTCAAAAGCGTTTTGATGAAGGTTCAAAGCGCATGAACAAGATTGAGTACCTCTTGTACGGGGTGATTGTTTGCGTTTTGTTTGGCCCCGGTGTTGCTGCTGAGTTTGTCAAAAAGTTTTTGGGGCTGTAGTGTGGACTTATTTGAAGTCCTGTCCAAAATTTGAAATGTGGAATAGGCGGGACAAATGAAAGCCAAACTCACTTTTGCAGTAACTTTGATGGTCAGCTTTACCCTGTGCATAGTTGTGATGGGCATGGTAGCGGTGCTGATGATTGGGTTGTTTGACGAGAAGGTGGACAACTTTGAAATATTTAAATTAATTAGCCCTGCATTTCAAACCATTGTTGGCGGCTTTATTGGGCTGTTAGCAGGCGTCAAGTTATCGCATGATGATGAGGAAGAACCAAAATGATTACTCTGTTTACTACACTGGTCAGCTTCCTTGCCGGTGGTTTGCCAAAGTTGCTTGGGTTTTTCCAAGACCGCGCTGACAAGAGCCACGAGATGGCAATGGCTCGCCTCCAGACAGAGCGTGAACTGGAACTCCGCAAGGCAGGTTTTGAGGCTCAACAGCGGGTGGAGGAGATCAGGGTAGAGGGCCAGATGATTGAGGCAGCATCCGCAGAGCGCAGCGCACTGTACGCACACGACATAGCCATTGGGCAAGGTGCAAGTCAGTGGATGATCAATCTCCGTGCTGGTGTTCGGCCCCTTATCACCTACGGCCTGTTCCTGCTGCTGGTGTTTGTAGACGTAGCCGGGTTTGTTTACGCTTGGAACCACGGTGTAGATTTCCAGATCATGCTGGACAACATCTGGGATGACGAAACTCAAATCATTTGGGCAAGTGTCATTTCTTTCTGGTTTGGAAGCCAAGCGTTTAGCAAGAAATGAAAGTCTCTGCGCGATGCAAAGAGATGATCAAGCACCACGAGGGTGTGAGATTTAAACCGTACCGCTGCCCAGCGCGGCTCTGGACTGTAGGAGTTGGTCATGTTCTTTACCCCGATCAAGGTCGTTTACCTCTGGATCAAAGAGACGCTTACCCGCTTAAAACGGAAGATAACCGCGTATTTTCAGGAGCCGAAGTAGATGGAATCCTTGGTGCTGATCTCCGCCGATTTGAGGTTGGGGTCGCCAAACTTTTTCCTGTGGTTCTTACCCAAGGCCAAAACGACGCTCTTGTCAGCTTTGCTTTTAATCTCGGTCTGGGCGGCGTACAGCGATCAACCCTCCGTCAGAAGGTTCTTCGGGGAGAGATTGAAGCGGCGGCAGACGAGTTCTTGAAGTTTACACGGGGCGGGGGTAAAATCCTTCCGGGGCTAGTCAAACGCAGAAATGACGAACGCGCCCTGTTTCTGTCTTAACAATTTAACGTCGGATAACGGAGAACAAAATGACAGTCGCAGCCGTAATGACGTACGACAGTTTGGTCAATGACATCCAGACCTATCTGGAGCGCACAGATACCCAGACTTTAGACAAAATTCCGCAGTTCATCATGCTGGCAGAGCAGATTATTGCGGCTGAAATCAAATTTCTTGGCAACTTGACTGTGGCCACAAGCAACATGGTTGCGTCCGAGAACGTAATTCCCAAGCCTGCACGCTGGCGCAAGACTGTTTCAATGAACGTCACCGTGGCAGGCAAGCGCCAGCCTGTTCTGCTTCGGACCTACGAGTACATCCGCGAGTATTGGCCAGAGGCGGCCAGCACAGACGTGCCGCTTTATTTTTGCGACTACGACTACCAGCACTGGTTGGTAGGCCCCACCCCCACACTGGCCTACTCTTACGAGGTTCTGTACTACGAGCGCGTGCAGCCCTTGGACTCATCAAATCAATCGAGCTGGTTCACCCAATACGCCCCACAGGCGCTGCTATATGGCACTTTGCTGCAAGCCATGCCGTTCCTCAAGAATGACGAGCGCATGCCTATGTGGCAGAGCAATTACGACAAAATCATTGAAGTCCTGAAGACAGAGAACGTCATTCGTGCTGCTGATCGTCAGGCGATTGTGAGGGATTCATGAGTTTCAATAGCCCATTCACCGGTCAGGTAATCCAGCCGACCGACGTCTCTTACCGAGAGATTACGCTTTCCGCTGACAGCACCCTGTCGTGGCCAATCAACGGTAGCGTGACGGACAACGCTGCAGCGCGGATCATGAACGTCACGTCGCTCTCTAGCGGCTTGGCGCTTGCCGGGGTCCTTGTCACAGGCACGGCAGGCCAATGCACTTGCACCACAACTCCCAGCTTGTTTGTTGGTCAAGCGGTTGTTGTTGCCGGGACTCTAACTGGCACGTCAACGGGCCTTGTCAGCGGCACCACCTACTACATCATTCTCACCAACGGCTCGACGACTTTCACGCTGTCGGCTACTTTAGGCGGCACGGCGGTGGCCACCACCGCTGGATCTACTACCGGGCTGACTTTCACGCTTGACTCGTTCACCTTAGACATGCCGCCTGCAAATCAGGCGTCGGTAGGTATTGATGCCTTGTTCCGCAACGTTGGCTCTTACAGTTTTGAGGTCAGGGACTATGCTGGCGGCTCGATTGTTACGATCGCGGCCGGAGAGGCCAAGTACATTTACCTGACCACCAACGCCACCACGGCGGGCACATGGGGCCTCATAGCCTTTGGCGTGGGCACGTCCAACGTTGACGCGGCTACCCTTGCTGGATTTGGCCTCAAGGCTATCTCCAACACCTTGAACGCCGCCAATGAGGTCAACACCTTTGCATCAAACTACACCGCGTTGGCCGCAGACCGTGCATCAACCTATGTCTGGACCGGCGGTGCTGGCACCTTAACGCTGACATCGGCCGTCACACTGGGCAACGACTGGTACATGATGGTCCGCAACGGCGGGACTGGCACGCTGACCGTTGCGCCATCTGGCGGTGACCTGATTAATGGCGCTGCAAATATTTCATTGCAGCCTGCCGATTCTTGTGTGCTTTGCTGCTCCGGCTCTGCCTTCTTTACCGTTGGCTTAGGCCGTAGCACCCAGTTCAACTTTACTCAGCTCACCAAGGCTGTGGTGACTGGCAGCTACACCCTAACCGCCGCCGAGGCCGCCAATGTAATTCAAAAGTACACCGGAACTCTGTCAGGCAATGTGACC